CTATTAGCAAAGAAAAATATAAATTACATAATTATTCAATATACTATTAATAAATCAAAATTAAATGACTTACTTAATGATTTAGACGGTTTAATATTTCCAGGAGGTCAAGTAGGCAACTTTTATAATAATAAATTCTACAAAGCTTATTTCAAAATGCAAAAATTTTTAGTATTACGAGCGCAACATATAAACTCAGTAACACGACCATTCCCCATTTTAGGGATTTGTAATGGTTACGAAAATATGATTTTAATAGAACGCAATTATAATATAACCAAAAACCATATAAAGAAGACGTTTATAAACGTAAAGTGTTATAAGAATTATAATGCTCCGCTATTTAGTAAAAAATATAGAAATAAGCGGTTACATAAGACCAAGAAAATAATACATAATAATTTGTTAGCAATTGACCCTAAAACTAATATAGGCGATTATAAAATAATGGCTACTAGCTTGGATAAAAATAAGAAGGGCTTTATTGATATAGTAAAACATAATAGCTATCCTTTTTATGGTTTTCAAGGGCACCCTGAAGTAAATAATGGAGAGCTGTTAGAACCATTTTTTAACGTTGTTAAAGCTAGTTTTAACAAGCGAAAAAAAGCTAGTTTTAACAAGCATAAAAAAGCTAGTTTTAACAAGCATAAAAGTGCAACATATAATAATGCTAACAATAAAACATTGAAATTGAGAGTCTTGAAGTATTAATATTTAATAATAAGCTATATTATATTTTTTCTTGTTTTTCTTATTTTTCTTATTTTTCTTAGACTTAGTAGGTCGTCTCTTAGACTTAGTAGGTCGTCTCTTGGACTTAGTAGGTCGTCTCTTAGACTTAGTAGGTCGTCTCTTAGACTTAGTAGGTCGTCTCTTGGACTTAGCAGGTCGTCTCTTAGACTTAGTAGGTCGTCTCTTAGACTTAGCTTTAGTCTTCTTTGATGACCTTGATTTTTCTAGGTTATTATTTGAACTATCATATACTTCTTTCGGTATATATCTAAAGAAATTTAGGTTATATAATTTAGAATCTCGAGAGATTATATTTTCTTTAACTTGCGAATAAATTTTAGACTTTTCTTCTCTCATATCTTCCAATGTTTGTTGCTTACCGTAACACAAAACACTAAACCTGCGCAATAATCCTTTTTGTTGCAAGCGATTGTTTAGTTGAACTTTGAATAAATATTCAGCAATACATAATAATCTATTTTCATCATAATACGGCCTATTAGCGTATATAAATATTAAATAGAAACTCAGTATTGTATCTATTGTTGCTACTTTTATTTTTTGACCGTTAATGACTATAACATTGTAGTTATGACACGCAGTTGATTTATAAATAAATGCGATTACATCTTTATTTACTACAATTTCATAATGAACGGATACATATTCGCCTATTGGCTGTTTTTTATTAATTGTAACATTTTTAAAACCCTCATAATTCAATTGCTCTTTTAATATTCTAGCACTTGCCTCTGGGTTATCACTTAAAACATCAAAATCCGGAATATTAGAAATTTGTATGCGTTCTTTATATGGCATATGTTTACTATATAAAGCACTAGCAAAACCGCCAAAAAAAACAAGTCCTTGATTTACGAAGCAATCTTTAGTAATCTCATAAATCTCTCCCTGTTTATTGTCATTACCTTCATAGTGCCTTTGAAAATCAAGATTTTTACAAGATTGTCCTATTAACGGAAAATGCTTATTTAATAATATAATACGCTTAAGAACTTTCTCCCACCTCGAAACGTCACCCATAGGCCGAGAGAGCTCTTGGTACATAGCCATTCGTAAAAAATTAGGTGGGCAATAAGTTATAGCATTTATCTTTATTGCTTTTTGGTATATATTTTTAAATAAATTGTTTTCCATATACGTGATGTCTGCTATTGGAATAAAATTCACATACACTTTATATGTTCCTGTATGAACACCTGACTTTGCTTCTACTTCTTCGTAGCCAGCTTTATAATAAATATTTGCTAAATCTCTCGCATATTCCATAGCTAGCGGGGAAAAAAAATCATAATCTGGTATTTCAATATCTTTGTTATAAAATCTATATTGCTCTGGTAATATGTTATTTATGGCTGTTCCACCGTAACATAGCGTTTTATGCGTTCTTAAGAAATTTTCTAAGATTTCTATAATTTTTTTTACTGCATCCGACTGAACAAGTTTTCGACCACTAATCGAAGTAGCATTATCTATTGCCTTTCTCAATATTTGTAATTCTTTTTCTTCAAATGTTTCTTTCATAACTATTATATTATATACTAGTAATATTATATTATAATATAATGTAATGTAATGTAATGTAATGTAATGTAATGTAATATAATGTAATGTAATGTAACCTAATTATATGAAAAATAGCGCACTAAAAACTAGGATTTACACCTAAATTGGTTGTGTCGATTACAGTTGGTATATCCATATTTAATAACTCTATTCTTGATTTTTTAAACCAACAATAGTTTTGCTTTGTTTTAAATAACGCATTATATCCAAGTAAGCTATTATCCATATTCTGGTGTTTCATACATATAGCCTGGCATCCGGTATCAAAAGATAGCGCAGGATCAAAGTTTATTATTGAATTATCTAAATTTGGTAATACAATGGTATATTTTGTCTTTGTGGACTCTATAAATGATAAGGAACCTTTTTTAGAAGCAATTTGATTATATCTAAATGTATTGCAAAATAATCCTTTGGCTTTCAAATTAATGTAGTCTTTCAATTTACTTAAATCGGCATTAGTATCAATAATACTAGGCAATGGGTTAAATTCACAAATTATAATAACTTTTCTATACAATTCTGACATTTCCATAAATATTAAATTCGGTCCTTTTCTGGTTTCAAGTGTAAAAACCCCATCAGCGTCAGCTAAATGTTTTTCGATTAAATCGCCCATTTTTTTAAGCATAACCAAGTTAGTGCTCATAACTCTAAAATTTAATATTAATGGATCATTTGCGCAATTTGTATAAGTAAGATTAAAAGCCTTTTCTTTAATAGTGAGTAATACTTCTTCTAATGACAGTGCATTATAAGTTTCTTTAATATAATTACTATTAGCAGTTGACGCCGCAATAATAGGGTCGTTATTATATGAATAAATCTCAAAATCTAAAAATCTGCAACCATTTGCAATACACTTTTCTAAAGCACAAAGCGCAACAAAGTTATTTTTATAGCCATCACCACAGCAACAATTATAAGCACTTTTAACGTGATAATTTATTAATTTATTATGTGAACTATCAATCCCAAACCCGCTACCAGTTTTTACAGTAGCGTTAGTGCTGTTATTAACTGGGTTATTAAAATAGGTCGTATTTGTTAACGTGGGCCAATATATATTTAATTTATTGCAACTTCTGGCTTTCAAACTTAATCTATTAGCGACCCAGCTAAATAAAAGTAATACTATAAATATTACTATAGACAATGTTATATAGAAATATTGACCACTACTAATATTTGGCATTTTGAATGAAGTAACAGGATTAGGAGTAGGAGTAGACATATACTATTTATTATTATTAAATATTATTATTAAATATTATTATAAAATAATATTATATTATATTATGTTAAATTTAATTAAAAATAGTTATTATAACATAAATAATATAATATATTATTAATTATTATTAATATATTATAATATGGCAGGAGGACTATTAAATTTAATAGCGCTAGGAAATCAAAATATTATTTTAACAGGTAATCCTACAAAAAGTTTTTTCAAGTCCACATATTATAAATATACCAATTTTGGACTACAAAAATTTAGAATTGACCAAACAGGACAAATGGAATTAGATGTAACCAAAAAATCCAGTTATAGTTTTAAAATGCAGCGTTATGGCGATTTATTAATGGATACTTATTTAGTTGTAAAATTGCCAAAAATATGGAGCCCATTATTAAAATATGATGCTAATGATTATAGGCCTTATGAATTTAAATGGATTAAAAATATAGGGTGTCAAATTATTGAGTCGGTCAATATAACTGTAAATGGTGCAACAATACAAAAATTCAGCGGACATTATTTACAAAATATTGTAGAGCGTGATTTTGATGCACACAAGAAAGCATTATTTGATATTATGACAGGTAATATTAGCGAACTAAATGACCCCGCAAATTATAATAATAGAAATAATAACTATCCAAGTGTATATAAAAACGCGTCTTCTGATTTAAGCGGGATTGAGCCGTCGATTAATGAATATAATTTATATATACCAATAAATTCGTGGTTTTCTATGAATTCAATTATGGCGTTTCCACTAATTTGCTTACAATATAGCGAATTAGTTATTAATTTTACATTGCGACCTTTA